CCAAATGCTCTAGCTATGTCTGTTATTTGGAATTCACGAGACTCTAATAGTTGTGAATCTTTTGCTGAAACACTTAGGGTTTTTAAATCTGTGTTTTGGTCTAGAACCAGTGGGTATTTGGAGTTTTCTACACCACCATAGGTTTTAACCCATGCGTTCCTGAATGCTTCTTTTTGTGGTTCATCCCATTTACCTTGTTTTATAACGGCCACACGCTGCGTTGATCCTGTTTTGAAAAACTCGCCGCTATGTTGTTCCATTGCTATTTCAAGGCCGATACTGTTAAACGCGCCCCACTGAATAACAGACATTGATTTTAATCCATTAAAACCAAAGCCGGGGAAGTGTAAAATATCGTCTTGGTCGAATCCTTTTGGCGTTCCATCTAATTGGAAGAAGTAAACCAATCGTCCGTTTCTGTTTTCTACCACTACACCTACAGGACTTATAGGTAATATCTCTTCTGGTTCACCGTTTCTATCACGTAAAATTACGGCGTATGCATCACCATGTAATAACGTTGAAGAAACTATAAACTCCCAAAATGTTGCTGCACTCCATACGGTAGTTGGTTGTAAGTTAAAAAGCGGCGATAACGTATGGCCTTTGACTCGCTTTCTATCTCCGTTTTCTTGTTCTTCAAAAATATGAACAGGCATTTGAGATATTGCACCGGCTATCAATCGCACACATGCAAAAACAATTGATACTTTCATCGATGTTTTTGGGGTGACTGATGGGCCAGCTGCAGACGGCATTATTCCAAATAAGTCAGATAGGCTATCTAAATTACTTATACTTATATTGCTTTGATCAGCTGAGTTTTTTACCGCTGATGTGCTGCTCTCGCTTTCTGTAACTTTGTTACTATTAAAAAAGGGTAGATTCCACATTAGAGTTCCAAAAATTCTTGACCTGATCCGTCTTCTTCGTCTGGTGTCCATGCACCTATAAACGATTGAAGCATACCGATTGCTGTATCTATTTTATTGTCTTTATGTTCTTTAACTGGACGAATGTATTTACCATCCATCGTTTCTTTGGCTATGACGTTACCTATACACCAAGTCAGTACGGGGCAACCGTTGTGGTGTATTCGCTTTTGTCTTAATAAGTTTTCAAATTCACGCATTGCTGGTGAGAAGTTTGTGTAATTTTGCGCTACTTTTATTGGCTCTATGCCGGTTTTGTTATGAACACGTTGAGCTATTGGAGCTGCCCCTGCAGGGTCATAAAACAAACCAGAAACAAAGTAAGTTTCGTTATCTGCTTCTATTGCATTTTCTACTTCGTCGTAGTCAATACTTGAACCTTCGCACTCAATTAAGAAACCTTTATCAATCCAGTCTCGGTAGATATCAATTTCTTTGGCTTTGGCTTCTGTTACATAAGTACGTGAAAAGAAGTAGTAATGTGTTTTGTTGTTTATTTCACGAGTGAAACAATCTACATCTGCGGTTAAGTCGTCTGATTCAGATAAATCAACGCCTTTGGTACATTCTTCACCTATAAACTGCTCTTTGGATAGTTCTTTATCTTCGGCAGCATTCCAATCTTCCATATTGAGCCATGCTTCACGAGCACCAACCCATAAATTTAGATGTTTGGTTTTGAATGCGTTTTGCTTTCTTGCTGATTGAAGCGCTTTGGCCAGTTGGTTAGTTAAGAACTCTTCCTCAACTGATATACCAAAATTAGGATTAGCTTTGACTAATGCGTCTTTACTTTGCCAATCATCTTCTTTGTCAATGGTGTAAATAATGGCAAATATCGTTTCGTCGGTTCGAGAACCTTCAAGTATCTCCTGACATTCTTTTTGATATTGACCGCATGGGCCAAACCAATTTGAACCGGCTGTTGATATTATCCATTCAAGTGGCTGTTCCCTTGCTCCCATTCCGGTGATCATTGTGTCTCTTTGATCATCATCTTCATGTTCGTGGTATTCGTCACACAAATAACAACTTGGTGAACCACCATCACCGGGATTACCAATTAACCTTTCAAACTTACCGCCGTCTGATACTTTTTCTATTTGTTGAGCAAACAACTCAACATTAAACTTCCTACGAAATGCAGGTTGTTTATTGGCCATCTTCTTGGCTGGTTGAAATACTTCGTTAGCTTGTTTCTGGGTAGTAGCACCACAGTAAACTTCTGCACCAGGTTCATCATCGTTTGCCAACATGTACAAACCAATTGGGGCAACCCAAGTTGATTTGCCATTCTTCCTTGGTACTAATGTGAATGCAGTTCTAAACCTACGGCGCTTTGTGGTTATATGTTTCCAGCCGTAAACTTGAGCTGTTATCCACTTTTGCCATGGACTTAAAGAAAGCTTTGACTCTATTCCGGTAGCTCTAGCCCATTTACCTTTTACATGGTCGAAGGTTTCTATGAACCTAATCACTTTTGTTACAACTTCAACATCAAAGTAGTATGGGAATTCTGGCGTACCCGCTCGCTCTAAATCTCTACTCTCACGCTCAACAGCTAAACGCTCATATATATTGGCTGGCCGTTTTCCAGTAAGTACATCACTGGCATACTGCTCAATGTCGCCAATATGATCTTTGTTAAACGTAGGATAAGAGTTTCGCATTTAATATATTTCATCAAATAAACCAGGTTGAAGATTATTGAAACGTTGGTCTGTTGCTGGACTTCCACCAATCTGATTTATGAGGCTATTTAATTTACGCCAATCATCGTTGTACTGAGCAACTTCAGGTCTTGATTTATGTTGTGCTCCGTTACGGCCAACGGTTGTATATACCCAACCGTTGTTTTCATCATCAAGCCAAGCTCTCGTTTCTTCCATCCTTGCTATGACTTCACAGTACTGACGAAAGAAACGAATATAGTGAGGCTTGAATCTATTAATTTTTACATAAGACGGTAAATCAGTTTCCCACACTTTTTGTTCAGACTTAGACATGCCACGCGGACGCGATTGGATCGCGATTTTTTTCGCATCTTTGTCGCTAATTTCTTTGCTTTGATCAGCACCAGGGAACTGTACAACTTTATTAGTTTTGTCCTCTGCTACTGCTGGATATCTGCCTGCCATAATTCAACCAAATCAATCTCTTAAGTGGGTTTTCTCTTTTCATTAATGCCCCACATAAAAATGAGACTAGGAGTGCGGTGTCCTGATGAAAAGCCCAGAGTATTTATACCCCCGGGGTCAAATAAAATCGTGATTCCTTTGCTGTTTTTTCTCTGTCACAAGATTGACAGATGGTTTGCAAATTATCGTGGCTGTTGTCACCACCTTGAGCTAATGGAACTTTATGATCACAGACTCCATGATTAGAACCATGCAGCTCAACAGAGACATACTCTCCTTTGCTCAAATGTATTTGACAAAGGAACCTATCTCTATTGAATATAAACTCTCTTGTTAAACGCCACGCTCTACCACCACGTCCTGATTGTTGATGCTTATTCCGCTTCCGTTCAAATGGTTTAACTTTTGGGCAAGGTTCGTTTTTATGAACCTTACGGCATTTAGTACACCAAGAACCTGGCTTTACTGGCACCTTATACCCCAGCAGCTGCTGCTTGAACTAATACAACTAATGCGTCAAATACTACAGGGCCAGCATTATACCCAACGGTTCCTAGAACTAAGGTAACTATGGCGCTTGCTACTGGTCGCGTTTTAGCTAACCCGAATAGTTTTTTTAATAACTGCATGATCACAAACCTTTTTAATGTTGATGTTAACCGGCTGCTAATTAGTTGGAGTATCCAAACCATCTTCAGCCTGTTTCTTTTGAATTTTAAGAGACTCTTTCTTAAAGTACGTGTTAACAGCAAAGGTTAATATTGTGAATATAATACCTACGGTTAACGCCCAATCTTGCAAGGTCATGGCACCCAGTAAAGAAAACAATCCTGAAGATACATAACTTGCTGACGAGTGCTTATCCATCATTGCCAGTCTCCTGTTAACATTTGATTAGCCAATACAACAGCTCTGGTTTTAACCTGTCTTGCCCATTTACTATCAAGCATTTCTTCAGCAGCTCGTTCATAATCTTTTTCAGCAAAGGCAGCCAACATCTTTTTAAATAATAATAATCTCGGAACACCAAGGTTAAATGCCATATTAAGAATGACACCTTGTCGTGCACAACAGTGGCCCATTAACTGAACCTTGTTCTTTAATTCTTTTTGTACTCTCGCCACATCATTGGCAAGTAGTAGTTCTGCCTCTTCCATGGTTAATGGGTTAGCATCTAAGTTGCGGCCATAACCAATTGTTGTTGCTCCAGCCGAACATAAATATGGTTCACCTCTAAACCCCTCTTGGCGTTTGAGTTGTTCATTCAAATTTAAGCTCATTACTAAACCTCGGACATAAAAAAACCCCGCTCAAGGAACGGGGTAATTATCAACAACAGGACTCACATAAATAGGTTGTTACTCTGACAACCTTAGCGAAATGTTACAGGTTTTAAGGAATAAAAAACGGGAATTTCTTATTGTTTTGTATAAAAATATAAGTCGTTTATATGAGTTTGGATTCTTTCCACTAACGGAGTTCTGATATCGTCAACTATCAATTCTATTTCTTCAGATATAATTTCACCTTCTGCTTCTTGAGTGAGGCGTTTAAGCAATAATAAATTTGGGCAATCATCTTCAAACTTTACTTGATGAACATACTGTTTGACCTTTCCAACATAAAACAGAGCTTTACGAATATCCCTTAAAGAAATTAGTGTATTTAAGCAGTAATGCATTTGAATAAGTAGTTCTAACTTTGTTTCGTAAAAATTTTTAACACTCCATGAATATTTACAGCTATATTCATCCCCAATCTCCTTCATATATTTATGATTTAGATCGAAAAACCTTGCTTTTTTTGTGTTATCACAAGATTCCAATTTACCATCAATCATCAAAGAGGTTGATGAGGATGTGGAAAAATATATAATATTATTTTTTTGTACTTTTAATAAATATATCACCTTATCTAAATCCTTTTCGAATAAGTTAGATAAATCCTCGAACATCTTAGTAGTATTTAAAATTGTATCTGTTCTTCTACTTTGCTCATTTTGACTTTCGAATAATTCAGCTTGTTTCTTTTGGGCATTAGCTGATGCACTCAACTCTCCCCTAGTAAGTTCCATTTCTTTTCGGCTAAGCTCAAGTTCATTAGCTGAGTTCACCAATTGTTGGCTAGTTAATTCAATAACTTTTGATTGTTGGTTGATTGATTTAATTAAGTAAATCAAAGTTAAAAAGGTTAAAAATGGTGTGAGGATTCCACCGAAGTAGTCACCAAACATACCAAAGTTATCCTTATTTAAATCATCAACCTCAATTTCTGAAAATAAAAAGGAAGCTAAGGTAAGAGCCACAGTAAATATTATTAAAAATACAAACTTAAACTCTATTAAGTTGTTTGATTTGTCCGACATATAAATCCCTTTAATGTAATTTAAGAAAGTTGAATCATAACAAATCGTTCAGCTTCATCAATGAAATAACCTGTTACTTGTTTTTTCTTAACATATTTAGCCAAAATTGCTTGGCGGCAATTCCCCGATAACTTATTAACTATTGCGCTTACACGTAATACATCAGCAGGCTCATATATATTATCAGACAAATGGCTCACTTGATGGGCCGTTCCTTCGGTATAACATTCAGAGCGTAATGTTTCACATATTCTTGCTGTAGGACTAACCGACGAGAATCCACTGCCATATTCTTTGCTACGCCAAAAGTTACCCCAACGAGCTAATTCCTTTCTAGTCTCTTTAATCGTTTTAAGCGGCATCTTTCAAATCCTCTGCGTTAATGTCTAAAAAGTCCAAAATACCTAAAACATCATCATAACTAATTGAAGTTTTTAGCTTCTCGTAATTGCGTAATGTTTGTTCATCAATACCGTATTGGTGTGCTAATTCCGCTTGAGTGTAACAACGAC